ATAAAAAGTTACAAAAAACAACTACTCGAGTTAGCTTACCCAAACAAAGTGGATATGAAAAAAGCATATAGGTGGGCCGGTATACCCTATAGTTCTTATCATAGAAATTTTAAAATGAATCCTGAAGTTGAAATAAGTCTAGCAAATGCAGAGAAAATAGCTCAACAAATCAATGTCTTATCTAAAGAAATAAATATAGAGAAGATGAAAGAGAATGGTATGTGATGGCAAGCAAAAGTAAAAACAAGGGGAGCTATCACGAAAGATGGTTCCTCAAATTATTTCAATCACTTGGATTAAGAATCAAGAAACAACCATTATCAGGTTCATTGGGTGGTGAATACAAAGCAGATCTTCTTTGGAATATAGATCTATACAAAGACAAGAATCTTTTTGTTGAAGTAAAGTATAGAGATAAATCCAACTTTCCAAATGTATTCAATCTGCTCGAGGATCGAGATGTTGCATTGTGTAAAAGAAAGATTGGAGATCCACGATATTGTGTTATAATCAGCGACAAGGTATTTGAAGAAACAATAATACCAATAATAAAAAAAGCTCAAGACTACGACGTCTATATAAATACGAGCATAGTAAAAGGAGAAAGCAAATGATTGATCTATCAGATAACGTACATTTTTTCGGAACAAAAAGAAAACCAGAAGAGGTTACCTTTTCATTACCTGAACTAACACAAGAAGAAGTTAATGCCGCTAAAGTTATTCTTCTCAGTTCAGATCCAAAAGAAATCAATGAGATTATGATGAATACACCAAACGTAATTAAAGGGTGTAGTTATGAAAATCATATTCTTAAATGTGACAATCTAGAATCAGCAATGAATCTATATAAAGAGATGCTCAAGTTTCATATCAAGCTCGATACAATTAAGTATGAAGAGAATCTCAAAAGATGGTGGTGTTGTTTCAACAACCCTCGAGATCATACCAAACATGATATGGATATAAGATTACAAGAAGTTATTCAAGAGTTAGCTGATATGCCATTGGATATTGCAAGAGCAATAACTATCGAGAGTAAAAAAACTTGGTTGTATAAACCCACACTATTCCAAATAAACGATATGTATAAAAACGAAAAAGCATATCGAGTACACTTCTTAACCAGTACCAAAAAGTTCGTAAACAAATATATTGAAGAGGAGAAAGCAAATGTTTCTTGATGATGATAGATGTAAAGTAATGGGTGGATCTGATGCAGTTAAGATCATGCAAGGTAAATGGAATCAACTGTATCGAGAGAAGAAAAAATTAGTAGAGGTCGAGGATCTCTCTAATGTATTCAGAGTTCAACTTGGTGTATTCACACAAAAATTTAATCTTGATTGGTTTATCAAACAGAATCCACATTGCGAGATCGAAGCAGAAGAAAAAGCTTTTGCAATGCCAGGAGCTGAAAACATGATTAAGATTATTTATCGAGGTCATGTTGATGCAATCATAAAGAATACACAGACTAATGAGAAGTATGTATTCGAAGCAAAACATACAAGAGGATTTCAGAATCAGGATAAAATGATTCAATACTATATGCCGCAGATTCAATTCTACTTAGCATTATGTAGTCATGAAACTGATAAGCTTATATTCTCTGCAATACATGGCAATGATATTCAAACATCAACTATCGAGTACAATCATTCTTATGTAATGTTACTGCTCGATAAGATGCAAGATTTTTGGGAACATATTGAAAGAGGTATCGAACCAAAAGACTATGATTCGTTTGATACTAATCAAGATGCAATCAAGATAGATCAAAAAGTAAAGAGAGATCTGTGTGCAAACAATCATTTCAAAATGTTATCTGATAAATATATCGAAACAAAAACACAGCATGATACTCATCTCGAAGTAAAAAAAGAATTACTAAATAGTTTGAATGAAGATGATGCAGAAATTTATAATGATGATATACTTATTAAACAATCAAATAAAAGACGAACTATAACAATTAAGGAGAAAGCAAATGGCACAAGCTAAAGAAAATATTTATTCTGCACTCAACAAAGTAAAATCCTCAATCGGAAAGATTGAAGAAAAAGGTAGCAATCCACAGTTCAAAAGAACTGATGGTTCACAAACAAAATATATGAAGCTCGAAGATATATTGAATGAGATTGAACCATTGCTTATTAAAAATGATGTGGTGTGTTTTTCATACTTTGATTATCAAGAAATGAATAGCACACTCATACCAATACTTATTATGGAGTTCAGACACTTATCATCAGATACAATGATTGTAAGTAAAGCACCATGCGTTGATGATACTAAAAGAGGTCAGCAACAAATAGGATCTGGAGTTACATATATGCGTAGGTATATGATGCAATCTATTCTGAATCTCAGACCAGATCCAAAAACAGATGATGATGGGAATAGTAGTAGTGAACCAACATCACCTGAACAACAAGCTTCACAATCTACTAAAGTAACTCACAATACACAAGACTGGATATAAGGAGATTGACAATGGATAAAGTAGTGTATCAAAACCAAAACAAAGGTAAGTTATTTAAGAATGATAGTGGTGGTTCGGTGCAAACTGAACTTGCCGCTACTGGAAATATCTTTGATGCAAATCAAAACAAACACAAAGTTGCATTGATAAAAGAAGTTTATAATGGAGATCAAAATAATGCTAGACGTTATCTCTATATAAGAGTTGGTGTAGCATTTCCAAACAAATCAGATAAAGAAAATGCACCAATCTATAGTGGTGGTTTTATCTTACCAAAAAACTGGAACGAACCATACATAGATCCTGATGATAAAGCAGAGATAGATTCTGCTCGAGCAAAACGAAGAGCAGAGGGAAATGAATTAAGAATGGCATACTTTCTCAATGAAGATGGCGTAGGTTTGCAAGTTAATAATTTTACTCAAGGTACATCTGCGGTTACAAATATTCAGCAAAAGAATAATCCTGAACCTATTGACAATCAAATAGAAGACGACGATATTCCATTCTAGGGTAAGCTTTCTCCAAAAACTACCCTTCAACTTGGCTGGCAAGATCCGATGTTTCCTTCAATTCTTGTCAGCCATTTTTTTCTAGGATAAAATTATGTTTACAGAAATGACACACACAGTAATACTTATGCTTACTATTGATCTTGAATCTGCAAGACAATGTGAAGAGCTCTCGAGAAAAGTATATAATCAGAATAGATGCTTTGAAGCATACAATATTTATTCAACAGTTCCCCCTCGAAAACCAAATAACTTTGATACGATTATAGATCTTTATTTAGAAAAGAAGAATGTTTGGGAAAGATAGTGGACAGTATGGATAGGATGGACACCCCTATTTAGTTATCAACCTTATCAAGCTTATCAACTACTTGATAGAGTTGATGGACTTGATAGGGTCTTTTTCCACAAATAAAGCAACCACAATTCATCTGGCCCATCATAATCATCAAAGTCAAAAGCTAGTTGTCTAGGTGTGGTATTGGAAGTGAGGACCATCGATGAACGGACGTCTTGATTCTTTTCGTCTTGTGTCGATGTAGTCATTCATTAAATCCTCTGCACTATCTGGTGACATGGTTAGAATCTTATGCCATGCCGCACCCCAAACAATATCAATGCCAACTTCTTTAGCCGCCTTACGCATAGCATCAGCTATGTTATCATAATCCACAATATCCCAAGATGGATTACTGCCATCATAAGCCATAAGATCAACAGCGTGTGCATACCCATCTTCTTGTACCAAATGTTTACTTTTCATAGTCTGCGATTTTCCAGAATCATACAATTTTTTTTGGGTTTCTAGGTCACGAACACCATAGATAACTCCAAAATCTACATCAGTATACTCAATCGCTTTCTTAACAACCTCAACAAGTTTTGGATGTACTCCATCCAGTTTATCCAACGACCTTTGTGATAATTTAAATGCCATGTTTTTTCTCCTAAAGTTTCTAATATCCCAATCCCTATGTATGCGTAGTCTTTCACGATTCTTATCCCAATTACTTCCCATTCTTTCGTAACCCAAAGAATTTGGTTACTGAACGTACACCAAAGCTGGCGGCTACTATACAGCCTAAAGTTACTTGATACCACTCAGGCATCATTTCTAAGGCTCTGAAGCCTTCTTCTACTATATTCCTACCCCAAGACCCCATGAAACAGAGAATAAGTGGAATACTAAATAAAATTACCAGATATTCATCTTTCCAACTAGACTGCGAACCCTTCATTGCTTCAAGATCCCAGTCAATATCACCAGTTAATTGTTTCTTTTTTATCTCAAGATTTAATTTTTGTGATTCGGCTTTAGATTCCATCCATGTAGAAGCCATACCACCAACAAGTTGAAGTGCTTTAAATATCAATTTCCTACTTTCTTTTTAGCTATCTTATGCGCCGCAGTAAATGTGGAACCTTTAACCATAGCCTTAGCCATAGACATCATGTGTTTCTTTGAATGATGTTTACTGTGTTTCTGCATTGTTTGTTGCTGTCGTTTTGTTAATTTATCATATAAAGCTTTCATTGATTTGATTCCTTTCCTAACCATATAGCAAATGCTCCGGTCATTGCACCAGTCACAACGGACACTAAGCCAGCCTGTTGAGTGGTCAAATCAGGCTGGCTCAACGCCCACTCGATACACCTAATATAAACACAGGTCATAGCTAGCATCATCAAGCGTGGGAGGATTCGCCACTTGTCTAATGTTTCTGGAGTCATCAGCCTATGTTTCCCCTATCGAGTTGTACCAATCCGTATACAAACGCTAGTAGTATACCCATACCAACTATAACACAAAGTATCAAAACGATAACTGTAATTATCTTTTGTCGCAATACTTGTTTATCGTATATCTCTTTCTGCCTACGCTTGCGTATATCACCTTCCATCTTAAGCAATTCATTCCAAGCATGAGTACCATGCGTAAATTTTATAAACTGTTGTAGCTCATAGCGTTGCTCTTCGAGCTTCTTCTTAGCAGTCAATGCTTCAACAGCTTCTTGTTCAATACTACCTCTGCGTGTAAGTTTGGTAAGAAAAGAAGGATTCTTTGCTCTCTTCTGTGCGTTCTCTATATCTGATGCGGCAGACATCCACTTGGACAAGTCATTACTCA